TGTGAACTGCGCCTGAAGCTGCAGCATAATTTTTGTAATAGGGCATCTTAAGAATGCTTTTAAAAAAATTCTTTAGAGTCATAACTCCTCTTCTTTCTTATTTTGTTATTTATATATTACTATGTTTTTACTGTTCTGTCAACTGTATTTTTGGGGAAAAATATTCAACATAAATATAGTCATCTTCGTACTGTGTTGGGTAGATGCCGAAGTAGGCTTTTTTCTCATCCGTCATTGTACTCCTGATGTTTTCTGTCAGTTGTCTAAAAAAGTTTCCCTGAGTTCTGAGCTTTTCCTCGTTAATCCCCAGGTAATATAACGCTTCAACTTCCTGCTTAAAGGGGAAAAACACTTTATCTTCACAGGATAACGTGCTAACACCGATTGTTTTTATCCTGCAGGACTCCCTAAGCTTTGAAAATGTTGACATAACAGGCTTTGTGTTTTTAAAGACCTCAATCATGTGGAAGCAACTACAAAAAATATCGTTTATTTGTTTATAATACTCAAAAACATTGATTGTGTCAACAAAATTTTCTAAAATCTTATTAGAGACCATGGTGATCTCTTCAAAAAGGCCAGAGCGAGCGTATTCTTGAAGCACACTTCTTACTACTTTCTCCTGTTTTGTTTGTTCGTCGCCAGAAAACTCCATATCAGTATGAAAATAAATAATCTTTATCTTTACCCCCCTCTTGTGAAGAGATTCCAGCAATTTTAGTGAAAAAGTGCTTGACTTAGAAGCTCCAGCGACAAAAAATGTCACATTATCTTTAATGTTTTTTAAAAATGAGATTTTTGAAAGTATTTTAAGATTTTCATACTCTTCTGCTGTATCTAGCTCTGGGAGTATATAAGTTTTTTTGTCTTTTTCGCCTTCATTTTGGATTTTGTATATATTGTATGCTGAATATTGCTCAAGAGACTTTACAATATTACAAGCTGCGTTCCCAAGTGCTAAGATGTTGCTCAAATCTTAATTTCCTTTAAGTTTCCGTAGTTTTTGCCGATGTTAATAGTAGACAAGAAACTGCCAAACATATTAGTTTCAAATATATCCTTTATTTGACGCACTAAATGATGCTCTTCTTTGGAAAAATCTAGAACAACCGAATCGTGCATGGTAAATGCTACAAAACTCTTCCTGTTCTTTAAGAGCTTCATTATTTTGTATGCATTTTCTAGTACTATATCAGAGGTAGTAGATTGTGTCAAGTAATTTAATGCCCTTCTTTCATCAACTCGTAATTTTCTTCCAAAGGGAGTCTCTATATACCCATTTTTATAGTGTTTTTTGTATATCTCTTTATCATACAGTTTTTCTAAATTATAGTCTTTTGCTTCTGGGTTATACAACCATGCGAAAAACCTTGCTTTAACTTCTTGCCTTGTTTTGAGGTCGTCGGCTGCCACTTTTCTGTTGAACTCGTGAATATCATAGCCTGGCTGTTCCCTTCCGCAAAAAGACAGCAAAGTTCTTATTTCTGCTCCGTTAAGGTCAAGCTCTAAGAACATATCATTTTTGGGAACAATCAAAGACCTATCTTGCTTGCTGATGTTTAGTATCGGGAATGAACCTCGCGTGGTTGCCAGGCGGCCGGTGGCCGAGGATAGCATGTCATATTTTATCCTTTCATCTTTTCCAGATACACTTATTGGTTGTCTTGATATCAATGTTGTCAAAACATGAATCTTATGTAAGATATCGTAATCATTGGGTTTTTTGACACTTCTTGCTATATTGTTAAGAGCTGACTGCCTGAGAGAGAACCATTTATTCATTAAGTGATCGGGCACAACGTCAAAAAAACACATGTCAGATAAATCAATCTTTGAGGTTATTGCGGCCTGCTTTTGACTTTCTAAAAGCTGCTCGCAGGATCTTAAAGTCTCAGGGTCATCGCTGTATTCGTATATATTGCTGCCTTTTAGCAGCAAATATAAATATGTATACCTACTATCGTCTAGTATACTAGAGTGCTTCCAAGAAAGGCTCCCCAGCTGGGTGACTTTGTCTATGTCTTGAAAAATAAATTGGCTTTTATAGTAGACACCGACACAATTGTGTTCAATATCCAGGGTTTGTAGTACTTTGTACTCTTGTAAGTTGTCTGTTGTCACGGAATTCTTCCAAAATTTGTATATCTGACTGAGTGGTGGGCTGTGAGCTTTGGGCTATTACGCCTGTTGATTTATATATGCTTTGTATAAGCCTGGACATTTCATAACCAATGCAGTTAATCGCCTTCCTGACTCCAAAGCTGTTATATACGTTATGTACTTTTTCAAGATATTTGTGGTGTAAATCGTCTGAATATACGCCAAGTTCTAGTAGCCTAACCATCACCAATATATCTATCCACTCAGTTGCCTGTAAAGTTGAGCCCTCTAGTCGAAATACATTTTCCTTTTCTATCTTATTTGTTACGTTGCTATATTTTATAGTATCATAGTTGGGCACGTTTTTCAAGAGCTGATTGTAAACCCTGACTACAAAATCCTGAAGATAATACAAATCATCATGATGAGTGTTTGTTCTGTATATGCTGTCGAACACTTCTTTTGTTGTAAATTGGCGATGCGCAGGATCAGCGTCCAAAGTCTCAATATCTCTTATTTTTAGCCTCATTCTAGGGTGATCTAGGTTGGCCATGAGCCTCCATGGAGCATTTTTATCAACGTAGAAGCCGTGTTGGTTGGCACCATCAAGATAGCACTTGAAATCAATACTCTGTAATATCTGGCCTTTTTGAAGATCTATGTTATAATCCAAAGAGGCCAGCTCCACAACCAGTCCAGTGGTGGCAATATCGTTGAATTTGGATAAGCAAAACCCGGATTTAGTTATTGGGAAACTTTTCAGCTGATATGAAAATACATCTTTTAATACAGCCAAAAAGCTACTAAAGTCGTATACCCTTTTGTCATTTTGCAAAAACGATGAATATTTAGTCGCGCTATATGCTATCCAATTACCGTACAACTCATCAAAGCTCTGATAACCCTTGACAGGTATCAAGTTGTCCAAAAAGGAGGGAAAATTTATTGTACTATTCTCAACTTTATCTAGAAACGACCTTCTGAAGTCAATAAACGATTCTGCTACAAAATTCAGACAGTTTACACCATCAGCGAAGCCATCAAAACTCTGTATTATAAAGGGGTCTTCGTTTAGGACAACAGGATATTTTTTGGTACTTAAAAGCCCATAATCATTTTGAGCATACCATATGTCTATCATTCCATCGAAATCGACAAGCTCTCTGTACTTAAGCCTCTCTTGGTATTCCTCTCTCAAAGTGGAGGTTAGTCCTCCTAAAAAATCAATTTTTTCTGACATTTTTCTAACCTCCGTTATAAACGTTTATTTTTTTTCATATGGAAAAGTTTTTGAGTTTTCCACTAAAGTTACAGCATTATCTCCCGCTATTCTCTCAATTTTTATGCTCTTGCCGTTAATTAAGTGATATATTACAGCTTTATTATCTGGGCTTGTTTGCCTAGACATAACAGATAATATCCTCTCTGGCCTGTCCGAAGGTCTTGTTTGGAAATCTATAGATATCTGCTCTGCCAGTCTAGGATCTAAAATAGGTTGTGATGTTTCTGGGTCTTTTAAGTTTGCCAGTTGCCTATAGTAAAGTCCTTTATCCGCTACCAACTCTCTTCTAATATTCTGGTTTGGCTTCCCTACAGCATCAGAACTTTCTGATACTGCTGAGGGGATCTGGCCTGCGACAGAAAAAGGAAATTCTAATTCTAAGTTTGTCGGAACACCATCTGCTCTTGTCTCAAACATACATCCCAAAGATGTTGTCGCGACGCCGTTGTTTATTGTTGTCTGAACATTAAGAACAATATAATACCCACCTAAACCTAACTTGTAAGCGGCTGAGTTGAAATCTTGAGGGTTTCCAAATCCAATTGATCCAGGGTCAAGAAATATGACGCTGCCTGGAAAGAATAAATTGTTACCGTGCATGTTAATATTTACTTTGTACTGCATCTTTAATTCATCGTAAAGGCCCACCTGATTTGTCATTAGAGCCTCTTTCTGATATAAAATGTCATATTTTTCAAAAGTAACATCTTTCATCAGGCCGCGGTTGTTACCTATGTGGAAGTGGTATATGCCTTTTTTAGAATCTTTAGTTTTGCTACCCTCCCTTGGTGAAACAAGCGACCTCTTTGGGGTTTGGTAAATTAAAAAATAATCACACTCCTCTTCAACCTTAAGAGGAACGGTGTTCTTTAAAGCACTTGGTACTTGTCTAGGTGCCAAAAATTGCTTTTTCCCAACAGATGACTTAAGTTGAGGGCCCGACATGACAATACTGGAAAAATCAGGCGGCTCGCTTACTAGGTTTGGCGCTATTCCAGTACGGGACCACTCAGAAAAGCACTTATCCAGCAAACCGCCAGACTTTAAACAGCTCTGTAAAAACTGCGGTATAACAAAAGTGTTTC